GCTTCAAATAAACTAGCACCAGTTACAATTGTTACAACACTAGCTGATATTACGATATGTCCTAGTGTGTAAATAATCGCAAGAGCAAGACTACTATCTTTTAGTAAATTAAATATACCTTTAGTAAACTCACTCATGTTATTTTTTCTATTCTCTTACTATGTCTACCAACTTCAAACTCTGTGTTAAAAAAGGCACGAATTAATCTCTTTGCTTGCCAAGTGCCTGTAAAATCAGCACCTATACATAGAACATTGGTGTCGTTATGTTTTCTACTCATACGAACATCTTTAACTGAACGACCTACGATAGCACGAATATGTTTGTGTCTATTAGCTGCAATTGATACACCAAATCCAGATCCACAAATAAGTATACCATGTGAATATTTTTTCTTTTTTGTTGCAAACTTTTTTACAATGTCTGGATAATCAACAGAATCATCTGTATGAGCACCTACATCATGTATGTTGGCTATTAGAAAGCGTGGCATTAACCATTCACAAAGTCGTTGTTTTAAATTTAGACCTCGGTGATCTGACCCTATAACTAAAGTGTTCATTTTTTCTTTTTTCTTCTTTCAATCTCTGACATGATTATAATACAAATAAGCATTATTGTCAAGCCTGTAAATAGTAAACCAACTCCTTGAAAAAATGTCATTTTCTTTTACCAAGTTTACCAGTTCTGTGGTCTACTTTTAAAAAACTCTCTTACTTTATTATAGTTTCTTTTAAAACTCTCTTGAAATTTTAAGTTCATAAGTCTGTATTCTTTATTAAAATCTTTATCATTGTTTTTATTTGACAACTCAAAATCTATATTCTCTTTTCTTAATGGTATCAACTGAGCAATTGGTGTTCCTGCTTTAATCATAAATTCACCACTTGTGCTATGCCAATGAACAGGAATATTAAGTTTTGCTAATCCTAATTCTGGTTCAAATATGCCTGGACAAACAGTAAATCGATAGTCGTCTTTATAAAAAGGATCTACCATTATAAGTTCCCAACCTTTTGGTATCTTAACATACCATGGTAGATTTATTTTAAGAACTATTGATAATGTATCTTTTGGCCAATCACTCATAAACTGATGTAAACTTCCTTCAAAATGATGTGTAATAGTATTTTCACATATGCCATCTGACATTTCAATCCAATTAGATGGTGTATTCCATTCATAACCACCATCTTTATCTAATATTTTTAAATTAATATCACTATGATTTCGAACAATAAATCCTTTACTTTTGAGATTAATAATGCCTGGACATTTTGATGTGTGTCTAATATCTAAATTACTATTCGCATATTCTTCCATCTCAGTTAAAGAACCAACAGTTTTAAGATGATTAGCAGCTTTTTTAACCCACCCATATTGTTGTTTACTTGCAGGTATAATAGGCATTGTTTCTTCAACACCCTCAATTACACTAATAAATTTTATATTATCCATACTTACCAAATATCTTCGTATTTACCTGCAGTTTCTTCATATTTAAATGAACCATCAGGATGATAGTATTTTCTTTTTTCTGAAGCTTTAAATGTAGCAACTGTTATTATAATCGCAAGTATGAACACAAAGTGAGCAACTGCTGTATAACCAAAGACTACGAAAGATCCAAAATATAGTGAAAATGTAATACACCACATCCATGCTAGTAATTGTATTGCTAAATGTCTTACTTGTAAATCAGGAATATGTCTTAATGGATTCTTATCCATATTCATAACACCTTCCCAACTATCGTGAACAAATTTTATCATGTTATACTCCCTATAAACCATTCTGGTGTTTGTCTGTTAGTCCACTTAGCAAAGTATGCCTTTGCCTCGTTGTAATAATTTTTATATGATTGTATAGAATCACCAGGCACTATACATTGTGGAAAATGCGACATAGCAGGTGGTGGTTCTTGCCAACCTTTATCTTCTAAATTAACTGGCGGGTGTTTTAAAAGTTCTTTGAGCAGTTCAATTGTACTGTGGTCTTTCTTATATCTGTGGGTATATTCTTTCCCAAGTTCCCTGAACAAGCTGTACAACCAGTTGTAATGTTGAGTAGAAGAACGAGCCCAAACAGCACTAGGGTGGTGGTAATGCACCGCCTTGTAAATAATTGCTTCTTCATTTGGGTTAGGTAATTTATACCTTTGTACCTTTCTACCTGTTTTAGATAGTGCTTGATATTTAACACCATCTATCATTCTTTTTGCTGTTGACAATAATTGAGCATACTCTACTATCATCTTAACCACGTGTTTATCAACATGAAGTTCAGCACACACTTTTGGATCATTATGTAAATAAAATATATTCATAATATAATTATATCAGTTTAATTCTCTTTTGTCAACCCCTTTTATAGTCATCATAAGTTCTTGTAGTTTATCCATCCATATTCTTTTGAAATCTGGATCTTCAGCACCTTGATACATTTTATATAAGTTTGCTGCTCTACGCCAAAATAAATCCATTCTATAACTCATATACACCTCTCAAATTGTATTTAATAATCTCTTTCACTAGTTCAGTATATGTAGGTTTACTAGCATAGTTTGAAAGATAATCTGCAAGAATCATAGCGTCATTAATACCACTTGCTCTTGCTTCTCTTAGTTCTTGAAATGCCGATACATTATTTAGTATATGTAAATAGTCTATCACACTTTCACATTTGCTACTATACATTTTTACACCCCACCCAGGCCACTTAGTCCAAGGTATAGGTAATAAGTAAGGTTCATCTTTATCCCATGTTCGAATACCAAAAAGATTATTACCTTCGTTGGCAAATCTAGATTTACCCCAACCAGTTTCGATAACTGCCTGAGCAATAATTAGTTCATTGGGTATATGATATTCTGGTTCAATGTATTCATACAAGTAATTAATACAACCATTTAGTGATTTGACAAATACTTCATGAGATGATGTATCGATATTTGGTAAATTATAATCTTGTTGAACCACTTTATGCACAGCATATTTTAGTTCAATTGATTTGTAAGGAATGACAACTGCTGTTTTCCAGTCTTTTTCAATCTCTCTCAAATCACCTCTTATATTATCTTCGTCAAAAACAGGTGTTTCAATCTCATCATAAAAATCAGGACATCCATCATCTGTACAGTTATTTCTTTCGTTATACTTACTAATCCCAAAAGCGATTAGGGCAATCATTAAAGTTATTTTAAACATTGATAAGTTTCTTTAACTCCTTTTTAGTCGCATACGGTTTATATAAACTACATTTGAACCATCTAAATTTTGGTGTCGGTGTAGCAGGACCTTCCATTTCAAGTTCATTTTGTGCTTCTGCATAAATTAACTTTTTCATGAATAAAGAAAGAGCTGCGTCATACTCTTTACAAGGTTTATAACTTGTTCTATCTCGTTTAGGTGTTTCGTAAATACCTTTACGATTATCTACGATAGCCTTAACAATCTTTTTTTCGTATCTATTTAATTTCATATTTGATATCTCGTTGTTTTATTTATTATTGTAATAACCCTTCTTCAGCAAACTCTGAATATACACCATTCATCAAATCTTTTAAAGTAAAACCTGACATCTCGTCTGCCATCAATTCAAATTGTTCTTGGTAATTTTCGATGCTGTCACCATCAGCGTCCATATAAACGTCTGCGTCAACAAAGTTCCAGTTAATACTTCCGTCAGCATTAAAGTTTTCTTCATTAACGATTGCCTTATCAAAGGCTTCTTGCATAGTCATTGTTTTCATAATGTATCCTTTCGATTTATGATTATATAATACACTAATTCAAAGCATAAATCAAGCACTTTCTGGTATAAAAAACCCTTATTTTCTGCGATTTTTAAAACTTTCGGGCATAAAAAAACCCTTGAAAATCAATGATTTAAGAGTGTCTTAAACTATTGAAAAACAAGGGTTTTTAGTAGGGGGTCCTAGGTATATTACAGAAATAACCCCTATATTTTACTCTTTTTTCATAAAATTGTCATCCCAATTGAATGCTTCTTTTACTAGATTAGCAGTAAAACCTTTATATTTGTTATTGATTTTTTTATTCACAACTGCTATCAGAAATTCGGCTTCATCACCAGACAATCCTTCTAACATTTGTATGAATAAAGTTTCTCTTTTATTTTGTGATATGGTATTATCGCCACCCTTTGTAAACAGATATAATCTTTTTGCTTCTTGTTGTAGCATTGTATGTTCTGTTCCTATCGGGGCATCATTTTTCTCGAATGGTATATCATCACCTTTTGGTAATAACCACTCTATCTTAGGATCAAAAGCACCTTTTAGAACTTGTCTTAAAGCCACAGAATCATGATCTTTTAATACTTTAAGTTTTCTAGGTTTATCTTTTGCGTTATTTACTTTTGTAGCAACCTCATTCATGAGAGTTGGCACAGGTCTACCTGCGTCTGCTAGTGCCTGCATTCCTCTTTTAGTTGCTAAAGCGGGATGTGATGGAGTGTTAGGATTAACATCTCCTTCTCTACTGGCGATTGTGCCATCTGGATTTCTTCTTATGATTACCATTTTGTTCTCCTTAACAGTTCTTTCGAAGTCTAAAATTCGT